AGCGTGGCTGTCTTTTTTGTATGCAGGAAGGAGCTGATGATATATCAAATTAACATTAAAACAACAGAGATTTGCTGATGAATATATCATCAGCGGGAATGCGACAGAGGCAGCCATAAAGGCAGGATACAGTAAGAAGACGGCAAACAGAATAGCGACAGAGAACTTGTCAAAACTTGTCATACAAACCTATATTGGCGAAAAACTTAAAGAGTTATCAGACAAAAAGATTGCCGACCAGCAGGAAGTCCTTGCGTACCTTACCTCAGTTCTTAGAGGCGAAACGCAGTCAGAGATTGTAGTTGTTGAAGGTCAAGGCGAGGGAGTAAGCAGGGCGAAACCCATGCAGAAAGCCCCTGACGAAAGGGAACGCTTAAAGGCTGCAGAATTACTCGGTAAGCGCATGGGATTGTTTAAAGAAAGAGTTGAGCTAAGCACAGATGAGCCTAGCAAGAAGCTATCCGACATACTGGATCAGCTGGGAGGTGAGGGCCTTGAAGAGTAGCTTCCCGCTTTCTGATAAGTATATCGACTTCATAAACTCAACAAAGGGAGTCAATGCTGACTTCCTGGAAGGTACAACGGCATCAGGTAAAACTACTGTAGGTGCAGGCGTAAAGTTTATGAAAATGGTAAGTGCTAGCAAAAAGAAACTGCATATCATAGCAGCCAAGACTACCGGAGTTGCAGAGAAGAACATCATACAGCAGGACAACGGTATATTGGACATACACAATACAGCTATTTATTGCGGTAATGGAGATAAGGACAATAAGATACCGCATATAAAGTTTGAGGGCAAAATAATATATGTTCTTGGCTATGATAACAGAGACAAGTGGGAGCTTGTACTCGGATCGCAGTTTGGATGCGTGTACATTGACGAGATTAACACTGCTAATATTGAATTTGTCAGAGAGATATCAACAAGAAATGATTATCTGATGGCAACGCTGAATCCTGATAATCCGGATTTGCCCGTATATAAAGAATTTGTAAACAGGTCAAGGCCTTATAAGAAGTATGAGCAGGATGTCCCTAAAGAAATATTGGAAGAGCTAAAAGAAAAGCCGGTACAAGGATGGAGGTACTGGTTTTTTTCGTTCAGAGATAACTTAAGTTTAACAGATGAGCAGATCACTAAAAAGATAGAGTCCGCCCCTGCAGGAACTAAGTTGTATAAAAACAAGATACAAGGTTTGCGAGGTAAAGCTACGGGCTTGATATTCCCGAACTTTGACAGAAAAAAGCATGTTATAAGCACTGCAGAGGCGAAGAAGTACGAGTTTAGGAAGTTTAGTGCAGCGCTGGATACAGCCTACTCAAGTAAAAGCCCTGATACAATCGCTATGGTATTCCAAGGTATTACCAAGTGCCGTAAGGTTATAACTCTTACTGAAAAAGTATATAACAACGCTAACCTTGATACGCCTTTGGCACCGTCCGATACAGTTAAAAAGTTTATTAATTTTCTTGATGAGAATAAAGATACATGGGGATTGGCAAGAGATGTATTTATAGACAGTGCAGACCAAGCGACCATAACAGAGCTTAATAAGTACAAGAGACTGAATGGCTCAATATATAAATTCAACAATGCCTATAAGGCTATGAAGATTATAGACCGTATAAATCTCATGCTTGGATGGATACAGCAAGGCGCATACTTAGTGTGTGACGGTTGTACAGAACATCTTAAAGAGATTGATACATACAGCTGGAAAGAGGATAAGGATGAGCCAGAAGATGCAAACGATCATACTATAAACGCAAGCCAGTATTCGTGGATACCATATAAGCATCTTATAGGATTTGAAGAGAAAGAGAGACCGGATGAGGATAATGGAGACTATTAAAAAGAGTATAAGAAGCTGGCTGGAGATACAGCCGGCAGACCCTTACACAATAAAAATAATAGATAGCATAGACTTTGAGACTAACGCTATCCGTAACAAAATCTGGTATCGTGGCGACAGTAATGAACTTGAACAGTTATACGGACAGTTGCTTGAACAGGCAGATAAGTATAAATTCTGGGCATCAAAAAGTACACCGGGGCAGGAGATAAGAAAAGTACATACAGGTTTGCCCGGACTCATAGTTAAAGTGCTTACTGATGTAGTGCTCAATGACTTAAATGATTTTGATTTTGAGTCAGATAAGCATAAAAATCTTTGGGCTGAAATGGATAAGGAAGAGCTATTTTTGGAGCAGCTTAATACTGCACTTAGGGAAATGCTGTATATGGGTGATGGTGCTTGGAAAATAATTATTGACACAAAGTTCAGTCAATATCCTATGTCTGAGTGGGTGCCAGGTCTATATGTCGATTATGTATATCAGTACGGCAGAGTTAAAGAGGTTATTTTTAAGACAGCATATAAAGAGAGCTATAAGACTTATACACTACATGAGATATATGGGTATGGATATATAAATTACAGATTGTATCTGGGAGATAAAGAAGTACCGCTTACCACTATTGAAGCGACAAAGCATTTGACTGATTTAGCTTTTGATAAGGCGGTTATTTTGGCAGTTCCGGCAAAGATATATTCGAGTAAGAAGTATCCAAATAGAGGCGGTTCAATCTTTGACGATGGCAAGCTTGATAACTTTGATGCGTTTGATGAAGCGTGGAGTCAGTGGATGGACGCTTTAAGAGCAGGCAGGGCAAAGACATATATTCCTGAAGGACTGCTGCCAAGAGACCCAAACACAGGATCACTTGTAAAGCCGAACGCTTTTGATAACAGATATATAGCTACTGAAGCGAATATGTCGGAAAAGTCCGATAACAGAATCAGCACTGAACAGCCGGCAATACCACATGATAGCTATTTAGCTTCGTATGTAACTGCATTAGACCTTTGTTTGCAGGGAATTATAAGTCCCAGCACATTAGGCATTGATGTGAAGAAGCTTGATAATGCGGAGGCTCAAAGAGAAAAGGAAAAAGCCACCCTTTATACAAGAGGTTCAATAGTAAAAGCTTTACAAAAGGTATTGCCAAGAGTTATACAGGCTCATTTTGATGCATACAACATACTGAATAAGGCTGCATTGGAAGAAGTAAAGGTTGATGTGAACTTTGGAGAGTATGCAAATCCAAGTTTTGAAAGCCAGGTAGAAACCGTGGCAAAAGCAAAAACAGGCGGAATTATGAGTATAGAGGCATCTGTTGACGAGCTTTATGGGGATAGCAAAGATGAAGAATGGAAAAAGGAAGAAGTAGCAAGGCTTAAGGCAGAGCAGGGGATCGTTGAGATGGAAGAGCCTGCGCTTAACTTAGAGGGGGTATTGATAAATGATAGTATCGATAATGAATCACCAATACAAAATGTCGAAAGAACAGTACAAGGGGATGTTAAAGCTGGCATCTGAGCAGGTGCCTAGCGGTATTTATGCGATAGAGAAGAACGGATATGCTGAGCTAAGACGAGATAGGACCGAAAGTAAGACAAAGCACAAAGAACTTGTAAGACAGTTCAAGCAATCAGGCTTTAAGGTATATAGTAATGAGCCGTCCAGATAATGCTTTAGGTTTTGTAGAACCTGAGTATGATATAGGCAAAGCTTTTGACAAGATAGAAAATGAACTTATATCCTCTATGATAAGGAATATGGATAGGCACAGAGCTGAAGAGCTAAAAGAGGGCTATGACTGGGAAATGTGGCAGGCCTTACAGCTTAAGCAGTTAGAAAAGTATAAAAAGCTAAACGCTGCAAGATTCAAGGGCAGGTTTAAAGACATAAACACCCGGATAGAAGACCTGATTAGAGAGTCTAATAAAAAAGGCTATCTTTCAGAAGAGATAAAGATACTTGAGGCTATAAAACAAGGTTTCTTTGCTAATAGATCGGAGGAAGCTTTAGCAGGTGCATTCTTTAGACTTAATGAGAGGAAGCTTAACGCCCTTGTAAGAGCAACTGTAAAGGATATGAGTACTGCAGAAACTGCGATACTTAGAATGGCTAATGACAGATACAGAAGAGCTATATTTGATGCTCAAGTCTATGCTAATACCGGAGCAGGCACTTATGAGAAGGCTGTGGATATGGCCACAAAGGATATGCTTGCAGCAGGCCTTAAATGTGTTGAATACTCAAATGGAGCAAGGCACACATTAGCTAACTACGCTAGAATGGCCATAAGGACTGCAAATAAGAGGGCATATCTGCAGGGCGAGGGCACTAAGAGGCGAGAGTGGGGATTAAGCACAGTTATAGTAAATAAAAGAGGTGGAGCTTGCCCGCTATGTTTACCTTTTGTGGGCAAGGTTATGATAGATGATGTATGGAGTGGCGGAAAGGCTACAGATGGGCCTTATATGTTACTTAGCTCCGCTATATCTGATGGATTTTATCACCCAAACTGTAAAGATAGTCACAGTACTTACTTTCCTATGCTCGATGATAATCCAGTAGCTAGATTCTCAAAAGGAGAGCTTAAAGAGATTGAGGAAGGCTACAGACAAGAACAACTTATTAATTACGCAGATAGGCAAGTGAAGAAATATGCAAGATTGTCCCAGAACTCCCTTGACAGTGAAAATGCAGGCAACTATAGGAAGAAAAGCAAAGAATGGAAAAATAAATTATATAGATTTATAGACAAGATGGTAGCAAAAGGTTTTTTGATTGATGAACTACCTCCGGGTTATAGAGATGAAATATTGGATATAATAGACAACTCAAATAACACGGTTAAGAATATAATAAACCGTAACATAAGCAAAATCACTTTTGCCAACTACAAAATACTAGGAATTGGATTTTGTGACAACAAAGGTATATTCGTGAATTTGAGCAAAGACTCGAATAACAAATTAGGTAAATTTAAGACAACGTTTCATGAATTAGGGCACCATATGGATCGTTTAGAGTCATTGACTGATAACAATAAATATTTTGAGCAAGCACTATATGATGATTTTTCTAATCTTGAAAAGAGTGTTATGGCTCGCTATAATATAAGCAGTAAAGAGGCATACAAGCTTATAAGCTCATTTTTAACCAAGAATAAATCTCTGCATTCGGTGTCAGATATAATAGGCGGGATAACAAATAATGCTTGCGTAGGAACTTGGGGGCATTTTCAAAAAGATTATTGGGTAGGCAACAGAGTAGCAAAAGAAGCTTTTGCACATTTTTTTGAAGCAACCGCAAGGAATGATAAACAAAAACTCCTGCACATAAAGCAGGTTTTTCCTACGGCTTATAGTGAATTTATGATGATGATTAGATAATCAAAGGAGGAATACATGATACCTGATTTTATATTAAAAGGAGATAGCGTTGATGTTGACCCCGAAGTTGAAAAATTCGGGCAACTTGTCCTAGAATACAGAGAAAAGATAGGAGATGAACTTATTACAGAAGCATCTTCGTGGTCATTAAAGGAGTGGATAGAAATCCTTGAAGAGTGTTTGCATAGTGGAAAAACATATTGGGAAGTCACGGGAGAAATATATAGGGGATACGATAAGTCAGTAGATTATTGAAAATACATTAAAGCACTTTATGAAGTATAAGGTGCTTTTTTAATGCAAAGAAAGAGGTGATTATTATAAAAGTAAAGGTAATAAGTGACTTTTACGACTCCATAGCTGGGAACATTCTAAGGAGAACCGGGGAGATAATAGAAGTTACAGAGGAAAGATTTAACGCCTTAAAGGGCTATGTAGAAAAAATAGAGACCGAACAATCTAAGGACGCATAAGCGTTCTTTTTTATTGCCCAAACACGATAAGGCTTTAAAAGATGCGTGGCAGGCGACACCTATGACAATGGATTGATGTAGTGGGACACACTAAAAATGGATTAAAGGAGTAATAAACAATGAATGAGAATCAGACAGTGGATGTTCAGGAGCAGAACAATCAAAACCAAGCAAGTACACAGCAGGGCAGCACTGCGCCAACTATCGATTATGACAAGATACAGCAGATGCTTAACGGTACATTGGCTGCTAAAGAGGATACAGCGTTAAAGGCTTACTTTAAACAGCAGGGGCTGAGCCAAGAAGAACTTGAGCAGGCTGTAGCTACATTCAAACAGCAAAAGGCAGCTAATCAACCGGATGTAACGGCACTTAAGTCAGAGCTTGATAGTTACAAGAAACAGGTGTTAATGGCCGAGATAGATAAGAGTGCTTTGCATGAGGTACTAAATCTTGGAGTTGATATAAAAACAGCGCCTTATGTAATTAAGATGGCTGACTTATCAAGTGTGTTAGGTCAGGACGGTAAAATAAATCAGGAAGCAGTAAAAAAGGCCGTTGAAAAGGTGCTTGAAGATGTTCCGGGACTGAAACCGTCAGCGACTCAAACAAGTGGCTTTGTGCAGGTTGGCACAGGTGCCACAGGAGACAATCAAACATCACAGGCAAGTAATGATGCACTGAGAGCAGCATTTGGCCTTAAGTAAGAAAGGAATTAATTATGGCAGTTTACAATTACGCAGAAACATTTACAAACCTATTGCAGGAAGTATATTCAAAGGAGCTTTGCTCAGATGCATTGGCAAAGAGTAATCCCGGAGTTGTTTTTATAAACGCTCAGACAATAAAGCTTCCAAGATTGACAACATCAGGATACAAGGATCATACACGTACAGCAGGATTTAATGCCGGAACACTCAGCAATGACTGGGAGGCAAAGAAGCTTGCTCACGACAGAGATATTGAGTTCTTCGTAGACCCAATGGATATTGACGAGACCAATCTCACATTATCAGTGGCAAATATACAACATACTTTTGAGACGGATCATGCAATCCCTGAGAAGGATAGCTATAGATTTTCAAAGCTCCATGCTGAGCTTACAACTTACCACGGAAGAATTGACACAACAGTTATCACTGCTGCAAACTTCCTTGCAGCATTTGATGAGGAAATGTCAAGAATGGATGAGGCGTCTGTTCCTGAAGAGGGAAGAATCCTTTATGTAACTCCGCCTATGGCAAAGATTATAAAGGAGGCAGAGGGATTACAGAGAGTAATGTCTGTAACTGCACCAAGCAATGTGAACAGAAACGTACATAGCTTAGATGATGTTGAGATTAAGAAGGTGCCGTCTTCAAGAATGAAGACAAAGTATGACTTTACTGACGGTTGCAAGCCGGGAGCAGGTGCGAAGCAGATCAACTTTATCCTTGTTCATCCATCTTGTGTAGTCGCAAGGGATAAGTACAGCTATATTAAGTTGTTTACACCTGGCACAGACTCAAGAACAGCAGACGGATACATCTATCAGAACAGAAACTATGGAGATTTGTTCTTGCTTGAGAAGAGAGTAGCAGGATGTGCAATGAACGTGCAGGCATAGGAGGTATAGATGAAAGCGGTAAGAGAGAATAAAGAATATACAATCACCGAAGAGTTAAAGCAGTATTATAAGGATTCAGGCTTTGACATCTATGATGATGAGGGAAACGTAATTGAGTACGGAAGAGGAAAAACAGTAAGCATGGAAGAGCACTTAAAAGCTCTTGATCGTATTGCTGAACTGGAAGAGCAGATAAAGGAACTCGAAACACAGCCTAAGACCGAAGTAAAGCAGGAAGAAAGCAAGCCTGAAAAGGAAGGTAAGAAGTAGCCATGGCTTATACAGGGTATGTTGATGAGCAATTTTATAGAGATGTATATAAGGGTGTCAGCATACCCTCTGATGATATAGGCCGTATGCTGACACAGGCTTCAAGGCACATAGATTCACTCACCTTTAACCGTATTGTAGCTAGGGGCTTTGATAATCTGACAGCATTTCAGCAGGATATCATAAAAGAAGTCATATGCAGACAGGCAGACTTCGAATTTGATAACGCTGATATCATAGATACAGTCTTGCAGGGATACAGTATAAACGGAGTTTCAATGCAGTTTAACGGTAACGGCTGGAATGTATATGCTGACAAAGGGGTAGCCATTAAAAAAGACCTATACAGCTTGTTAAGTCAGACAGGTTTAACGTCTAGATTGGTGGGAGCATGAGGTATCCGGTATTAGTAGACAAGCGTTTTTGTAAAACAGATATAAAAGTAGTATTAGAAAGGGAAGGGCTCAACAAGTACGGTGAGCCACTTCCCGATATTACTTTAAACCTCAAATGCAACTATCAAGACAGTGCAAAGACAGTGTTGACAGCAGAAAAGAAGCTTATACAGCTATCGGGAAGTGCGTTATTTGTTGGAGATATCTGCCCTGAACTGCCTACTTTTTCAAACGGAAGTGTGGAAGTGTTAGGAGTAAAAAGGCGAATATTCCAAGGCTTTAAGGCTAGAAACCCTGATGGCACAGTAAATTATTCAAGATTGGATTTGATATAAATGGGAGTTGTTGTAAGAATTAATCAACATAGAATAAATGAGTTAAGTGAAACGGCGGTAAAGGCTCTTGAAATGACAGTTGAAGCAGTCCATACGGATATAGGGCAAGCTGAGACTGTCCCAATGCGTACAGGAGCATTGTCAGGAGAACAGTTCTTTGTTGACTATGAAGATTCAAGAACCGGTAGAGTAAGCCTGGTAAACAGTACACCTTATGCAAGAAGGCTATACTACCATCCTGAATACAAATTCAGAAAAGAGTTTCATGCGAACGCAGGCGCTCTTTGGTTTGTGCCGTACCTTACCGGAGCTAAGAAGAGCTTTGCGAGGCAGGTATTTGCGAGGCTATATAGAGCTTTAGGAGGTACATAATGATTTATTTGTCGGATGTTAGGGATTTTATAGCTTCTTTGAATTTTGTTGATGATGAGCATGTCTACAGTGGCAAGCTTGAGGACAAGAAAGATAAATCAGTAGGAGTTTATAGCAGAAAGACAACTACTCCGGATAACATACCTCTAGGTGGTCTGATACAAAAGAGCTTTGATTTTAAGCAGATATCTATACTTGTCCACTGGAATAAAAGTCAAAGAGACACTGAAAAGGCAGCGGTAGAATTATTTAGGCTCTTGCAAAAACAAAAGAATTTTGTTATTGGGCAAAAAAGAGGCAAGTTCATACTTATGGGCATGGGCGAGCCACAAAGCGTAGATACAGATGATAACGGCATCTATGAATATGTCATATGGTGCGATATTTATTATGAAAGAGAGGAATAAACAATGGCAGCACAAACAGGAGTATTTCCAGTTTATGAGAACCAATTTAAGATAGGCGCAGATAAAGCAACTGCTACTACTATAGCCGATATGGAGACATTCTCAGTGTCTTTCAGTAATGGTGTTGAAACATGGACCCCTATGGAGCATAAGGGGTGGCAAAGAGCCTTAATGACTGCAAAGGCCGTGACAATCACTATAAACGGCAAGAGAAACAAAGGTGATACAGGTAATGACTTTATTGCAAAGAAGGCGTTCACAAATGGTAGAGATTCAGAAGGATACTTCTGCTGGACATTCCCTGATGGTACCACAGTAGAGTGGGATATGGCAGTATTTGATGTCAAGAACATGGGTGCGGGTGATTCGACCAATGTGGCACCGCTTGAGTTTGATGTTATAAGCAACGGTAAACCTACAGTAACACCGTCAGTATAGGAGGAAGTAAATGAGTAAAGTAATAGATATTACGGATAAGCTAAGTTTTGAGGGTAATCCTAAACTTGTTGTAAAAGGCGTTGAGTTGGAAGTCAATTCTGATGCTCCAACAGTACTCCTTTTCATGCAACTTATGGGCAGAATGGACGAAGATAAAGACGATATGGATGCCAATACACTGCTTAAAGCTTACGATCTTTTATTCTCAGAGGAGACAAGAGAAAAGATAAAAGAGCTGGGGGTAGATTTCAAGGATTTGATGGTCATTGTGCAATCTGCAGTCGGTCTTATAAATGGCGGAAACAACGAGGGGGAAAATTAGACCCCTATTATGATTTATTCGAGGACTACGATTTGATCGTGTCCTCTTTTTTATCGCAATACGGGGTCAGATTAATGAACCGAGATTTCAAGTATATGCAATGGGATGAGTTCAAGGCGCTTTTAGCAGGAATATCTCCAGATACTGCTCTTGGCAGAATTGTGTCGATAAGGGCAGAGGATGATAAGAATATTCTTGATAACTTCACTCCGGAGCAACACAAAATCAGGAATGAGTGGAGAAAGAGAAGAGCACAAAATAAGACTGATGAGGAGAGAAATGCATTCCTTGACGGACTTAAGGAAGCATTTATTAAGATGGCGGGAGGTGAGTAAATGGCCGGTACAAGTGCTGGATCAATACAGCTTGACTTGGAACTAAATCGAAGAGGTTTCGACCAACAACTTAATAGTTTAATTAGTGTAGCAAAAAAAGCCGGAATGGCCTTGTTTGCCGCATTTTCTGTGAAGAAGTTAGTTGATTTCGGTAAATCTTGTATTGAGCTTGGATCAAACCTTGCAGAGGTGCAAAACGTTGTAGACGTAACATTTACACATATGGCTGACAGGGTAGATAAGTTTGCCAAAGACGCTGCAGTCAACTTCGGACTATCAGAAACTATGGCAAAGCAGTATATGGGTACAATTGGTGCTATGTCTAAGTCATTAGGTTTTTCAGAAAAGGCTGCATATGAGATGAGTGAGGGAATTGCTTCACTTGCAGGAGACGTTGCGTCCTTTTACAACATATCTCAGGATAGCGCTTTTGACAAATTGCAATCCATCTTTACCGGAACAATAATTCCTCTTCGTGAGTTCGGTATAAATATGTCTCAGGCCGCGCTACAGGAATATGCTCTAAGAAACGGAATTACAAAATCAATAGATGCCATGTCAGAGCAGGAAAGGGTAATGCTCCGATATAGATTCGTAATGGACGGATTAAAGGATACGCAAGGTGACTTCCTTAGAACATCTGACGGATGGGCTAACCAAGTTAGAGTATTAAAGCTTCAATTTGATTCTCTTAAGGCTACAATCGGACAAGGACTTATTAATGTATTCCTTCCTGTCATTAAGATGATAAATGGTCTTATAGGCAAGTTAATGTCTTTAGCCAACGCATTTAGGGCGTTTACAGAGATGATATCGGGTAAAAAAGCGTCCGCAGGTGCAAGTGTTGCCAAGGCTGCAAGTGATATCAACGATATGGCAGGCGCCGCAGGTGGGGCAGAAGATGCCTTGGGTGGTACCGGTAATGCACTTAAGGGCGCAGGAGATAAAGCTAAAAAGGCTGCGAAAGATATAGCCAATGCTACTGCAGGTATAGATGAGTTAAATATAATCAGCAAACCTGAAGGAGATTCAGGGGGATCAGGATCCGGAGGCGGAGCAGGTGGTGGCGGAGGCTACAATGCTGATGAGTTTGACATGGGAAAGCTTGCTGAAGGCGAAAGAGAAGTTGACGGATTATCCGGTAAAATAAGGGGACTAATCGACTATGCAAAAGAACTTTTTGGAATATTTAAAGAGGGATTTAAGGTCGGACTAGGCGATACTTCTGTGTTCGATTCTATTAAGAAGTCAATAGAGTCTATAGGCGAAAGTGTCAAAGATATATTTCTATCCCCTGAGGTACTTAGTGCAGCAGACAAGTTCGCTAAGGCGACTGCATATTCGTTTGGGCAGATGGCAGGAGCATCTGTAAGCATAGGGCTTACTGTGGCTGATAATATTCTTGGTGGAATATCAAAATACCTGGAGCAAAATAAAAAACGAATAAAAAGCTATTTTGTGAGTATGTTTAACATAGGTACAGAAGTAGCTAAGATAAGAGGGAATTTTGCTACTGCGGTGGCAGATATATTTTCAGTATTTCGTGGTGATAATGCAAAACAGTTGACCGCAAATCTTATAGGTATTTTTGCAAGTACTTTTATGGGACTTACAGAAATTGCAGCTAAGTTTGGAAGAGATCTTACTAACCTTATGACCGCTCCGGTTATCGAAAATGCGGAAGCTATAAAAGATGTTCTTGAAGGGCTTGTGCTTTCAATGTCGAATATTTATGGGACAGGAAAAGATGTAGTAGATCATTTCATGGACTCTTTAAATAAGACCTATGATGCACATGTAAAGCCTTTTGTGGATTCAACGGCTGAAGGATTTACAAGAATAGTAGGTGTATTATTAAAGGCGTACAACGACAATATAAAGCCTATTATGGATTTGATAGGGGCAAAGTTCGGGGAGTTTTCAGAAAAGCATCTAAAACCATTAATTGACAGATTTATGGAATTTGCAGGAAGAATAATAGATGTAATGTCAAAGTTGTGGAATTCAATTCTTGCTCCATTCATTGCGTGGTTTATTGAGAATTTTGGACCTGCAATAAAAGTAGGATTAGAGGGAATAATAAATGTATTCTTTACACTACTTGGCCATGTAACAGATGTGATAAACGGAATGATTACAGCTTATACCGGATTGATTGACTTTATAGTCGGTGTTTTTACCGGGAACTGGACACTGGCTTGGGAAGGAATAAAGACTATTTTTTACGGCATATGGGAAATGATGAAAGGTAGACTTTTAGCACTTCTTGACCTAATGTCGGGCATGATAATCGCAAATCTTAACAACATATTGGTCAGATGGACTCTTGCATGGAACGCTGTAAGAGATCTCGCTGTAACGGTATGGAATTATATTAAAGATTATATTACAAACACTTTTAATGATATAAGAAACTTTATCGGAAGTGTATTAGAAGCTATAAAATCAGCTTGGCATAGTGCGTGGGATGCCGTAAAGAACAAGGCTACAGAAATATGGAATAATATAAAGAATACCATTACCACGACTTTTAATACGATAAAAACAGGAATAGATAATACTCTAAACAGTATAAAAACTGCTTGGACAAATGTGTGGACAAGTGTTAAGACTACAACAGAGAGTATTTGGAATGGTATCTGGTCTGTTATAAAGGGCGCCATAAATAAGATTATCGGCGGAGTTGAAAACATGGTTAACTCAGTTGTTCGTGCAATAAATACGATAATTGAGGGCATTAACAATGTAGCTGATAAAGTGCCGGGTATAAAGGGCGATACAATACCGAAACTAAGGGAAGTAAGACTTCCTAAACTTGCGCAAGGCGGTTTCGTAAAGGCTAACACTCCACAACTTGCTATAATTGGAGACAATAAAACTCAAGGTGAGATTGTAGCTCCTGAGGGCAAATTGCAAGAAATGGCGGATAAAGCTGCAAGGTCAAATAGTGGTAGTGGATCAGCAGAACAGATGGATAAAATGATAGATTTGATGTCTACATTAGTGTCATTAGTAGGTGGATTAGATTTAACATTGAATCTTGATGTTCGTGAGTTTACGCAAAGGCAGGATGAACTAAAGAACCGTTTAGGGTACAGAATGACATAGAGGTGAAGTATGAGTTTTTTAATTATAAATAACACAGAAGTGCCTGCTCCTGATGTAGGAGCTACCCTTACAGTGGCAACAAATGTAGATGCGGGAAAGAATGCAAATGGAACTTTTGTAGGGCAGAAAGTAGGAAGAGACCAATACAAGATTGATTCTTTGCAATGGTCTTTTCTTACTGCTACAGAGTGGAGCACTATACTTAGGCTATTTGACGATTTTCGTGTAGTGGCAAGATTTCCTGATATGGTAAATAACAGATTTACAACATTGATATTATATCCGGGTAATCGTACTGCTATCCCTATTGAATGGGATGATGACGGACTTCCAACAATGTATAAGTCTTGTAAAGTAAATCTAATAGATTGTGGAGAATTGTGATGCAAAACTGTAGTAATGCGTATAAACAGCAGATAAAAAAACACTATAGAAATCTTGCACACATGGCAGTTTCTATAGGTGTAATAAATCAAGAAGCTCAAGAAGATGCCACAGTTAATAAAAGAGAAGAATACACATACTTCTCAGATTTGGAAAAACTGCTTTCAAATTTTGAAGTAAAGAATCCATATGCAACTCTGGAAGAATCATTTACAAAAGTAGATGGTTCTTTCTTCTTTTTACCAAGGAACGAAAGCAGGCATAATTTAGCAAATCAAGGGGTAGTATCTGACGGAGTTATACGCTTCGATTTTACAAAGCCTTTTGATATAAAGGGGCTGACAATAGAGTTTGCTCATGTGCATCCTTTGAATTTTACAGTAACAACGAACAATAAGTCAGTGACTTTTGAGAATGCCGGAACATTCTTTAAGACAGATGAAATATTTAACGGGACGAACTTCATAGAAGTTAGAGCGAACAAAATGCTTTACGACAATGTAAGGCTTAGAATCTATAGAATGATTATGGGATTTGGAGTGTACTTTGATAATCGTAAGATTATAGGATCTACAAAGAAAGAGCACATCAGTCCTATCATGGAGGATTTGCAGACTCTGGACTTCTCAGTTGATGTTGAAAATAGGGACCGTGCATATGATGTTGAGAATGAGAAAAGTACTATCAACTTCTTGGAGGTTGGGCAGGATGTATCTATAAGGTACGGATATGAGCTTGATGATGGTACAGTTGAATGGTTCCAAGGTGGGAAACTTAAATTATCTAAGTGGAGCTCAAATGACATAAAGCTATCCATAAGTGCAAAAGATAGGTTTGATTCTCTTGATGGAACTTATCAAAAAGGAATATACAAAGAAGAGGGCGCAAGTCTTTATGATTTGGCAACAGATGTATTCCTTGATGGTGGTGTAGATGTAAGAGATTTTGAAATAGATCCATATTTAAAGAGCATATTGATACAGAATCCAATTCCCGCTGTAAAGCATAAAGAGGCGTTACAGCTTATAGCGAACGCAGGAAGGTGCATACTGTATCAGGATAGGTATGGGAAGATAATACTAAGAAGTGATTTCATGCCTGAAATGTCGGCAATGTCAGAGGATAAGACAAGATTTTCAAACCTGGAAAATCTGCTGCGTTCTGACGAAAAAAGCCATTATGTAAATTTGTCAAGGAATTATACAAGAGCAGACGGCAAGGCCTACTTCTTGCCTAAGGGCAATGACTATTTGAATACCGGGTATATAAGTGAATCTGTATCGGGTAATGATGGTAGCTTTGCAAATACTCCCACCGTGATAGTGCAGATGGAGCACGGTTTTACTGTATATGGATTGAGAATGCTTTTTCATGAATATGCTCCGGAGAAGATTTCTTTAGCCTTTTATTATCAGGGTGATTTGCTTGATACTATGGAAATTGATAATGCCGCTTTAGATTTCAAGATACTGCAACAACTACCGTACATGGATAAATTGATTGTATCGTTTATCAAGCAAAGCCCTAATACAAGAGTAGTTCTTGATAGCATAATATTTGGAGATTTGACGGACTATCGCTTTACATATGGGGATGAGCTAAAAGAATACCCGGTAGGAACTATAAGGGAAAAAACTCAAAGAATAAGCGTAGTAACCAGAAAATACAATAAAAGCAATGAAGCTGAAAAAGAGCTTGTACATGAGAAAGTCAATCAGACTGAGCAAGAAAAAGAATATGAGTTTTATATGAACTCTCCAAGCTATGGCTATAGAGCAAGTGCAACAGGCCATAATGTGGAGATTATAAAAAGCTCATGCTATATGGTCAGAGTGAAGGTACGAGGTGCAGGCCTCGTGGATCTAAGCATAACAGGGTATGAATATCTTATATCAAACGGCTCAATTGCTATAGAAGTCAATCCATCAGGAAGAACTTTAAACTGGGAAAATCCTTTGATATCTACTGACGAACATGCTATCAAGGTGGGGGAATGGATGAAACCTTTCCTTGCGTCAAACAGAGACTATTCATTAACTGATAGAGGAGAGGTAAGGCTCGACGGAGCTGATCTGGCTTACTTAGATAGCAAACATGAAAAAGATATGCTCATAAAGCTTACAGACTACACTATGAATTTTAACGGAGCCTTTTCAGGAAGTGCAAAGGGAAGGAGGGTGTAAATGTGGGCAAAACCTAAAACAAACTGGGATATAAACTCAAGATTTGATATGAGAGACTTTAACAGGATAAAAAATAACTTGGAGTATCTAAAGGAATTGTTTCTTACATTGTATCCGGATATTGCCTGGCAAAATATGGGCGTGGACAAAGGTTATATGGACTACCTGTATGCCGATGATATTAACAAATTTGAGGATAATTTGGATACTTTAAGCAGTAGCTTTGCAAATCTTGATATTGGTAATAAAAAGACCTTTTATGAAAATCAGCCCTTTATAGATTTTATTGAGCTGAATAGGATAGAAAAAGGTATTCAGATGTTGTATGAGCAACTATACGGTAGCTCTCAAAGTAGACCTATGTTGCAAATTACTTTAAACGGAGGAATATTTTAATGGCTTTAAAAACTAATTATAAAGACGCAGTGTTTTCGGGCGAAAGAAAATATCAGGAAATTTTTAATCCCGATGGAACAAAATCTTTTACGGATAGAACATCATATACAACTCAAGGCGATCGCTTCGGAGCAAACGACATCAACGCAACTAACTCTGCTGTAAACGCTCTGCAGGGGCTGAAGCAGGTGCTTGTAGATGTAAGCAAGTGGAGCAACACAGCGCCTTATACACAAGAAATAAGCGTACCGGGTATAACGTCTGCAGACTCACCTACTGTAGGGCTTTACCTGTCAGGGCAAGAATCGGCGGACGCTGTAAAGGCAATGAACAAAGCCTTTGCAATGATAGATTTTGTAGAAACTCTAAACGGCAAAATAAGAGTTAAATGCTTTGATAAAAAGCCGGCTGTGAGCTTTTGGATAGGGCTGAAGGGGGTGTAATTGTGGCAGTATGCTTAATAAATAAGTCAGGTGGTGGAGTATCTTCGGATGATGTGACAGCAAAAAGAGAGCACGTATTGCAGGGATATACGGCGTTGACAAGCGACAGTGATGATGAACCTGCCGAGGGCACTATGGTCAATCGTGGCACCTGGAACACAGCTTCAGAAGTGGTAAATGCACCTTGGGAAAATACTGTTCATACAAGATTTGAAGAGGGGTATTATCCCAGGAGCGGCCAGTTTAAGCCGGTGGCGGCAATACCTTATACAGTGCTTGTAAATGTTTTGGGAATTGACAGCTCTAAAATGCTTCAGGATTATAGTATAGCAGGCGTACCGGGTGCAATACAGCGATGGATATGTACTACAGGAGATGTAATTACGGCTTTGGGTGGAGAAGGCTTTGTTTGGGATGATACGCACGCAAGTAGGGGAAGGGGAATTGTTGTAAAAATCCCAAATGGACGCTACATTCAAGGAGCCAACTGGGTGTTTTTGCCAAGCCCAAATCTTAAACATTGGAATATTAGAAGAGGAGTAAATATTAATGGTGAAATAGGGACTATGGAGGACTATGGAGCAGGGCGAGTGGCTTTTAGGAATGCCACCTTTGATGGAGTTTTGATATCGGGGGTGGCGAACATAGGATTGGGAAATAATTTGAACTCATATAGTGTTCCATCAACAGAGATAAGAGATGGCATCATTAGATTTAATAATGGTGATACATCAAGAGGGGGTGGAATACATGAGTATTACGCAGATAGAAAACAAACGGAGAGCATAACACTTGCACATTCTGTTAATTTATCCCCTTTTAGGACTATTCGTTTAGGACTCAAGTTCCCATATGGAGGACAATGGGGAACCAAGGATGGGAACGGACATCTTGTTGGTATTCTTTGGGCTTTACCTACAAGCATAACACCCAATTATAACATTTCAAGGAATTCTAAAATACACCCAAATATCATAAAAAGAGTAGGTTATAATAGAAATATTATTCCAAGATATTGGGGAGGTGCTTATCCTAGTATATCTGCAGGCACGGAATATTTTGTTGATATAGATGTATCGGATTTACAAGGACATCATAGGATTGTTTTAGGAATAGGAGCAGAAAGTCCTGTGAGAAATGAAGCCACAATTCAGACTGATGTTTTTGTTACTAATTCTGTTTTAGGAATTAGTCATATAGAATTTATAAATTAAAACGAGGTGAAATAATGAGTAAACTAATATTAAAGGACAAGACGGAGATAGAGCTAAGTACGCACTATGGAGACACTTTTGTCACTGCAATAGATAACTTTGCAAAATTAGATGAGTTAAAAGATAAGCTTACAGATGCAAATACTGTGATTATGACAGTGCAAAGTGATGGCAGCGAGGAGACTGTAACAGGCCTAAAGCTGCAGGGTATCACAATCAACTTTATTAAAGATGCAATTGGAGCTATTACACAGATACAAGCTCTACTAATGTTTAGAGCTATGGATAAAGTAGAGAGGGTGGAGGCCACCTTAACAGGTCGTATAGACGCCTTATCAAATATGGTAGCAGAGCTTATGGGAAGCGAGGAAGGAGAAGGCAATGAGCAGTAAAAGAAAGATGAAAGTTTATGTGAGATTTTATGCATCAAGAATTAAGTACGGACTTATGACACTTGATGAAGTGCCGGCTAAATATAAAGAAGCTGTAGAAGAGTTCATGAAAACTGATGAATACTTGATGATGTAGCTTGATAACAAAAAAGGCTATCTTGATAACATAAAATGGGATTTTAATAACAGAAAGAGGGAGATAATCCCTCTTTTTATATTATGCTGAAGAAATTATTTTTCTGAAAGGAAGGAGAAGAGATAAAATGGACAGCTCATTTACAGCAGGAAAGAAGCTTTTAAGAGGTGGTTATAGCCAGTACACGCCAACCGGAAAAGGCTACTTTGTACAGGAAGGAGCATACAGCAAAGTACCACATGCTGGAGATATAATATATTTCTATAGCAAGGAAAAAGGCCGTGTTGCTCATGTCGGTATAGTTGAAGATGTAAAAAAGGTCAACGATATATATACCATACATACTATAGAGGGTAATACATCCGCATCCGCAGTTGCATTTGAAAGAAATGGCGGCGGAGTAGCAAGAAAGGAATACAGATTTACTGAAGGTGAAATCGGTGGAAAAAACAGAATCAACGGATTTGGAATGCCTCTTTTCAGTAACGCTACATGTACGGCAGAAGAACTCATAACAGTAGCAAGACAAGAGATTGGATACTTGGAGAAGGCGAGTAATGCCATGTTGGAAGATAAAACAGCCAATGCCGGTATGGAGAATTACACTAAGTATGGTAATTGGTATGGGCAAAATGGCCTATACTGGTGCCAACAGTTTGTATCATGGTGTGCATATATGGCATGTGAGCTGCACCAAAAAAACAGCTTCACAGGCTGGACACAATTTGATGGCAAGTGGATGTATGAAATCAATGGAGTAGTACAAAGAGATAGATGGCTATACATTGATGGCAGGTGGTATGTGGTGGATGGTGCAGGATACTCGATCAGTGGGTGGTTCAAACAAAACGAGGACTGGTACTATCTTAATCCTGCTGATGGTACAATGCTTGCGGGGCAGTGGATTGATATAGAGAATGAATCATATTATCTAACAAAATCCGGAGTTATGGCTCGCAGTATTTACATTAAAAATGACAATAAGCATATTTATCATTGGGTAGATGAAGATGGAAGATATCAGAAAGATTATGACACTGATAGTCCAGATTTGAAAACGTACGGACTTGCAGAATAGAAAGGAGCAAAATGAAAGCAAATATTATATATTCAGTTGTTGGAGCAGTAGGAGGTTTTATAGCAGCTATGTTTGGAGGATGGAGTGATGCTTTAATCACTTTGATTGTATTTATGGCAGTAGATTATGTGACGGGTCTTGCAGTCGCAGGCATCTTTAAGAAAAGCAAAAAGTCTGAAAGTGGAGCACTGGAGTCAAGGGCAGGTTTTAAAGGACTTTGCCGAAAGGGCGTTGCTTTACTTATTGTGCTTGTAGCAGTAAGACTTGATATAGTTATGCAGACAACATACATTAAAGATGCAGTTATAATCGCATTTGTAGCAAATGAATCTATATCAATAATAGAAAATGCCGGCCTGATGGGCATTCCCATACCGGGAGTAATTACAAAAGCCATTGATGTTCTGAAGAAGAATTCAGATGAAAAAGCGGTAGGTTAGCGTGTTGCATTTCGTGTTGCATAGTTGTGAAAAACAAGGTATTTTAGAAGAAAAACAAATCTTTTAAAAGACAAAAAAGAACGCTGGGAATGGCTTGTTTCCTAGCGTTCTTTGAAAAAGTACGATTTTATTTGGTTTCGTAAAAACTGCGGGTGACAGGACTTGAACCTGCACGGTCGCCCACAAGAACCTAAATCTTGCGTGTCTGCCAATTCCACCACACCCGCATACTTGAAAAATTATACTTGAAAACGAAAATGATGTCAAGAATAATGTAGAAAGGCAATCTGTATTTTTTTTTGAATTACGAATTTATTTTCAGTTTGAAAATCTCTATTTTATGGCATATCATATATGAAGATGTGTACGGGAGTATATGCGTTGCAAGACAGATATTGATAATAATTTTTAAAAGTGGATAAGGAGACTTATGTTTTCAGGAAATGTTCAAAAGATATTTGATGAGATAATGTCGGACAAGGAAAATGAAAAGTTTACAAAAGCCGGAATAGAGCCGCTGTTTTCGGCACCGGAGAATGCCAGAGTAATGATTGTAGGTCAGGCTCCGGGAATCAAAGCACAGGAGGCCGGAAAGTACTGGTTTGATAAAAGCGGTGACAGGCTAAGAGAATGGATGGGGGTAGATGAAAAGACTTTTTATGAATCTGATATCTTCGCCATTGTACCGATGGACTTTTATTATCCGGGAAAAGGTAAAAGCGGAGATTTACCTCCGAGAAAAGATTTTGCAGCTAAGTGGCATCCAAAAATATTAAAAGAATTATCTAAAGTTGATCTAATTATTCTAATAGGACAATACGCTCAGAAATACTATTTGGGCGATAAAGAAAAGTCCAATCTGACAGAGACCGTAAAAGCATATAATGAATACTTACCGAAGTATTTGCCTATAGTACATCCTTCACCAAGGAATATGATATGGCTGAAGAAAAATCCGTGGTTTGAAGAAGATGTAGTACCGATTCTAAAAAATAAAATCAAAGAATATCTGAAGTAATAAATCAAATAAAACATTTCAAATTTAACAATATTTTTAGTCAAGGAAAAATGTAGTGGATATTACAAAGCTGTAAGTACACAAACAGATTATAAGCTAATAAAACCACTAAGAGGCATTGAATAAATCAATGCCTCTTTATCTTTATCCTACTGTATTTTGGTCATTTTACCGGTGGAGTCCACATAGTAATTGTCGATCCACTGATCCACAGCTAATGTTCCATTGTCATTTAAGTAATACCAAGAGCCTGAAGACTTAATCCAACCTGTCTTCATGATGCCGTTCTTATCTAAAAAATAAGTCTGATCATTGTAACTGATAAAGCCTGTAGCGGGTTTACCTGAACCATCAACAACTTTCCACTCACTGCCTGT